CACTGCCAAGTGCAACTCCCCCGGTGTTTCAGTCGTCGAGTTTCCATACCACCTCAGCGGTGGTTTGGAAGTCGTATTCAGAAACACCGGAAAAGTCCGCACTGGACTCCCCAGGGTTTGGTTGAAAGTCACCAAACCAACCCAGGTCTGTGACCTGGGTCCATTGGTCTAACCCGTCAGTATGGGGTTGACCATCTCGACTTTGTGTCTACGCGTCGAGGACGTCCCGAACGTTCAAGATGCTCACCATCAGTCCCAGGCTGAGGACTGAACCGGCCGTTCGCTCTTTCCCAAGAGCTTGCGAAGCTGGCATCCTCGAGGATCGCACTTGCGTGCTTTCTCTCGAGAAGGGTGAGACACTTCAGCAGGGCGCTCGGTCCTTCCAATCGTGAGATTGGAATTTCCGGAACAACTACCCATCCCTTGACAAGGGGACGATGTAGTTCTTCGCAGATTCTCTGGGTTTCGTAGCCCAAGAAGCTGTTGCGACCTAGCACAGGAGAGGTCTCGAGTACAACCGGCATCGGGATTAACCGACCCAAGATGTCATCGAGGTACCTAGCCGTCTTCCAGAGACCAGCGAAGTATAGCTGGTTCCGGAATGAGACGGTAGATACAATCTCCTGAACATTCGTGCGATCAGCAGGGAGCATACTACGCATTTTGACCACAGATACATCGTGGCCATCGTAGTATTCCTTGCCACAAGACTCTCTGAACTTGCCTGACCAGAAAGACTTGTCCGCGTTAACTAGAAGCCCAAAAGCTTCTAGTTCCGTGGTGACCGCATGCACAAATCTACTGGGGACAATGATATCGTCCCCGTAGACGCGCACCTGACCGAGGAACTTCTTGATCTTTCCTCGGGAGATGGATGTGTTGAGCTCTTTCTCTATCGCCATGAAGATGATGGTCGCGAAGACCATTGCCTCAATGGGGAAGGTAAGAGCTGAACCCATAGATGCGAACTTGGCTAGGCGGAGTCCGCCATGGCCAGGCACATCAGCCTTTCGGGATCTGCAGGAATCCACGGCCCCACGGATGTGGGGGTGTCTTTCAAGCAGAGCTCGTACATGCTGATTCGAGACTCGGTCGGAGGCCTCTCTGAGGTCAAGGGTAGCGAGGGTTCCATTCCTAGAGCCCTCACAAGCAAGGTGCTGATTAGGCACCTGCGTTGCCCATCCGATAAGGCCTGAAGCGATGTCATCTGCTTCGACGGCCTTCCAGAATGCGTCCAGAAGTCCTTGTTGCACATATTGCATGCAAGTAGGCTCAACTGCGATGATTCTGGGAGTCTTGAGCGTCTTAGGCACTGTGATGACCCTGACGGGTCTCTCAGCGCCAGGTTCGAGGATGCGCACATGGCTGAGGTCTTGGAAATACCTCCAGCTGGAAGCAAGATGGATCCCATGAGGGAACACTTGTTCCAGTCGCTCGGTCCACTCGGACTGTTCCCACTTAGAGTTTCCTCTAAGTCGGTCGGCCGTTGCACCGGGGCCATGCTTTGGGATGATGGCTTCTGCTCCTTGCTCGAAGACCAGATGGTCCAGAGAGGAAAGAAGATCGCCCCAAAGCAGAGTAGACATGCGAAGGAAGCGAGAAGCCCTCTCGGGTTCTCCCTTAATTCGCGCGTCGTTGTTGCGAACATCCTGCTCACACTCAATGTAGCTCCTGATAGCGCGTCTCTCTCTTGCAGGAGTGCAAGGGAGATTAATCTTTGCGAACATCAGAGTTATCTGACGTATCGCGTGGATGTGCGCTACAGAAGGCTCACTGAGCAACACTCCAGTCTCACGATCGAACACACGGTCAAGGAAACCTCCGAGAAATCGGGGGAGACCCCCAGTTCTTGAAAATCCAAGGAACTGGTCGTGACCAACAAAGCCTTGGTCTAGACACTTTTGGGTGTCCGAACCAAAGCTAGGTAGGGTTATCGTCAGAAACGATAACCCCTCGTGTTCGAAACGCTCCGTGATCGTTTTGAGATCACGGATGGTGCTAGTGCAACACAGTGTGCTCAAGTCATCGAGCACACACTGCAAGAGCGGCATGGGGCTTTTCACTGTCACCTCTTCAATGAGAAGTTGGCAGGTCCTTGCTCCACGTTCACCAGTCGTACACGATGAGACTAGCCAGGGCGTTGAAGCACCTGGCTAGTCCCATATCGTGTACCTGCCTCGTATAGAATCTCCAGAGGCAGAGTCAGTTCTCACCACCAAGAAGCTTGGTGATGTTGGCACCAGAGGTAGCCTGGAGATTGGCCAGAAAGCCGTCGATGACGGCCTTCTGCTCCGCAACCGTGTATCCCACCAGAGGAACATCCGCAACAACATAAAAACTCATGCTGTACGGAGTGTTCTGGGCGGGAAACAGCGGGTCAGGAGCAACCTTCCGGTGCTGAATGCGCGCGGTACGGCGAGCTCGCTTGCCCACAGTGTGGGCAACAGAAAAGAGAATGTTCCCGTCAGCGGAAGAGAAATCTCCGCTTCG